GAAAAATTGTTTGGCTATTACAAGTAAAATTTTCGTCCACACCCCGAAGGGTATGGAGTACGTAAACCTTATAATAGTTTCACGAGCTCCCTCCGGGGTTTAGTTTTAAAACTTGAAATAAATTTCAAGTCCCATTGCACCAAACACAATGGGTTTTATTTATCCTCTGCTTCGTCGTCGGGTTCAGAATAGAGCCAACGCACAGGCACTGAGAGGAAGAAAACGGGTGTATAATCTGTACCAATACAATGATACTCGACCATCCCATACTCTATATTAGTGGGAGGGTCATTATAAATCCGCGCCGATGTGACCAGAAAATTATTATAATCTGTGTCATCTACGGCATTGCCTGCACACCTGTCTTCAGGTGAGGTACTTACAAAACGATATTTATTCATAAATGGCACCATAAACTGTAAACCAGTTTGGGTACGTTCGTTTTGTAAACATTGTCCCGTTAAACCATATGGTAAAAGGGACTCTTTGTGAATGTCTTCCACCGCAATTTCGGTAATTGCTTCGAAAAAAGTAAGTGGGGCATTCTGCCTTACAGCTCTATACTCCGTATTTGGCTCTGATGCCAAACTATCAAACGAGTACATCATGGAACCCCGCTGACCAATAAAGGCCAACGTTATCCATGTGTAAGGGGTCTCCGAGCAATAATTAAATGGATAATCACTGCCCGGTGTAAGTATACCTGCTCTAATGTCTCTCCCATTTGGATCATATCCCCTATGAAATGGGTAAAGACAGTAGTTTGATACATACTTATAGAGACTAGGTGTAGTCAATGTGGTGGCTTCATAGCCACCAATTTGGCGATGCTTACATGTACGTCTCATAATAGTACGAAGTGAGACTATACGCTCGCCAAAATTCACCAAATACCTATTACTAGGCGGGCTTGGTGAAGGCCCCATCATAAAACTCGTACTAGATTCCTTAGATTGTAAGTGAAAGATAGATGAATCACCAACAAAATCAGATGGATTTGCTAATTCGAAATCATCTCCTGCCCTCACATACATCAAGATTCCGACAGCCTCAGTATTTTCTGGGCCACTCAAAGGATTGAGAACCCTTACTTCTAATCTTCCATTATGAAAGTCGGAATCATATGGTTCATTAGTGTCACTTAGGGCCATAATATCCATTATGATATCTGGTCGAATAAGCGACCAACTTTGGGGTTGCGTATATGGTACAATAATCTCAACTTCATCAGTCTCGGCAATATCAACGATCTTGGTAATACAAGTGCTTGTAGTAACTGCATCAGCAAATATATCCCCAACAGGATCATATGTAATGCGCAACCTACCTTGGTGATATTTAGAACGAACTACCTTAAATGTAAAAATTATGCTCCCTCTCCAATGAGAAAACATTCGAGATGCGAATCCCATTGGTGAATCGACGAAAAATCTTTGAGTAGTTCCGCTCTTATGACACAAAGTTGGGGTTACGTTAATACGATATAATGAGGCATCAATAGCGTGAGTCTGCAACCACCAACATTTACTAATATAACTCTGTCGGGTACAGATATGTGCCAAAGAGAGCTCATCTTGAGGTGGTAACCCACTAATCCCAGGATCAATAGATAATTCACACTTTGGATCGATTGTTAATTTTTCCACTGGAACTCCAATCTCAGATGATGCGAAGGCATGAAAGGGCTGATCCTTAACAGGTCTGACATTATCGATAACGGGAACATTTGTAAATCCAAAAAGGGAAGCTAATCTACCAACTGCGCCAGCTACCATAGAAGTGGCTTTAGCAAATGGTCCAATAACTGGAACATTAGATAGCCCACCGGAATAATTAGCTACAGCAGAGGCAACATTTGAAACTGGTCCTATACCATATTCATCACCAGTTGCTCTCTGAACACGCGAAGTCATAGACTCGCCAGATTGCAGAGATAAAGAAACTGTGTTACCAGCCAGTCTAACATTTTCCGCCCATGCGTAGATAGTTATGACCGGTGCTCTAGTAGTCAAGTGATTGGCACTTTTTGGAGTAGTCATTGGAGTAAGAGTCAATTCTCCCATATCCTTGACATCATCCTCTATGGTTAAATCAAGCCAATTCTTATACCAAAAGAAAGGTAAGGTCAATTCACCACCCTTGCAATCATGAACATCAATTTCAATGCCAGGACGCTGTGAATAAATGTAATTCATAGCCTCCGACGTGTGTGCAGTGATGTCATGTTGGGATGCAAAATTTGTATGTGGTCTATAACTTAGTAAATACTTAGCATAGACAAAAGGAGTGGAAGTTACCACAACTTTTATTTTTAAATCACATTGAATGAATGCAAAGTTCTCTATCTTGTTCTTGATTGGAGGACTATTGAAAAATAAATGCCAAGGTTCATAGATTGACCTGACAAAACCTTCTCCCAAGGTACAAGTTCTATCTGCAATTTTTACAGGTCGACTTAGATATGTCGCTAACTGAAATTCATCTGTCGCAATATCTTGAGCCACTTCATCCATCTTGCCGGCGAAACCTTCGGTATCGCCGACAGTGGCCATGAATTCCACTACTTCTTCAGTGTCATCAACAACTTTAGATTGGAAAACAAGGCCAAGAACATTTGGGCAAAGCCCATTGTATTGATTGTCTAGGTGTTCTAATTCTAGATAATCACAGCAATTAATTTTGTTAAAAGATTTAGTGAGTCGTTTTACAACTGCGGTTTAAACTCATACACCGCAGAGGAGTATATTTGTTGATTGCTGCTAAAATCATGCTAAAAAACATTACGATCCAGGCCGTACAGCTCTACATACTTCCACGCTCATAAAATATAAAATATACAATTATACAAATATGCAGTAAATAAGTATGCAGCCCAAGTTGCTATAGATGATGGGGACACCTGGAGTAGAAATCTACTCTTTATCACACAATGTGGGATCGTACTCAGGGAGTAACTCACCCAACAATGTATCATATGTGGCCAATTGCTGGCCTGGGAGATATTTAAAAAGATCGTACTTTGTCATAATCTGTAAGAAGATCACTCTGTATTTGGATGACATTTCCCTACCATAAAAGAATATTTCCCGATTTGCGCTTAATATTACCATGGCGACTCTCTCCTCTTCAGTTATTGAATCAGATGTGAGTCCCACCATTAGCATTTTGACAATAGATGCAGATTCTAAACATCCTACTACTAAAGGAAGATCCTCATGCATTTGGAAGTTTCTTTTTAAAAAAGACACTTCACTCATACCTATAAAGGGTCTAGACTCAGAAGTTTTATCAGGCATAGTGTAAATAACACCAATTTCCAATAATATTTCTGAAACACTAGTGTGATTAAAAAAGGAGCAATGCTTTAAAACACCACTCACATTATCATCACCATATGTAATT